GTGTAGTAATCAGCTACATAGTAAGCATTACGACCCAAGAAACGCAAAGCAGGAGAACCTTTAACATCTACACGTAAGTAGTAGGTTTCATCACACTTGTAAGTTTTGGTACAAGCAGCATAAGGAGTGTTGTTCAAACCAGCAGTAAGTCCTACAGCAACAATACTATTAGTTGCAGTTTTAGGAGATACTTTGTAGAAACCGCTAATGTACTTAGGGTTAATAGTTTTAGACTTTGAAGACTCAGCATAACCACCGTGGAAAGGACCAATCTTGTCATTAGCAGGAGTTAAGCTAGAAGATGCAAGAATAAAGTTTGTTCCGGTAGTAGCATTTAAGTTTACAAAAGTAGAGGCATTGTAAAGACCAAAGTTACCTACAGTGGTCAATTCAGATGCAGTAGTTCCGCTGGCGCTTTTCTGGTAAGTACCAGTGCCAAGGAACACCTTTTTGAAAGCATGATTGAAATACATAATTTTATTTTTTTAATTGTTTATAAATAGATACACTAATATTATACTAAATTATTTCAAGAAAAGCAACTTATATTTTGTAGAATTTATTAAAGCTTTGATTTCATCCATAGTATTTATGATACTAGAGCATGTTACCATACCTTGAACAAGACCAATTTTATCATATAAACTGCGAAGATATTTTACAGCTTCATCTGTAGTTTTAATAGTAGGAATAGCTGCTTGATCCGGGTAAGGTAATAATACCTCTTCTTTACCCTGATACTGTTCTGCTAAACCATCCGTAATATCTACAAGAGAATCATAAAACTCTCCCATTGCAACGTGTGCTGAATAATTTGTACTTAATAGATGAGCAACATGCACCTTAGTTGAGGCATGTAATAACTCATAAATCAACTCTCCCATTGCTTTATGGATAGAGGAAGAAGGTCTTTGTAATTTATTAATCATCTTTAATTATTTCTTTCAGCGTTTTGAGAACCACGAGCAAACTGATTTACTGATTCAATATCACCAGCAATAATGCTAACTGTTTCATCAATAAGTACTTCAGTTATATCATCTTTAAATTCACAAATTACATCAACTGTAGATACTAAACCAGTGTAAGGATTTACTGCACCAGTGATTTCTATGTAAGCTGGTTTCCTGTAATATGTAAGAATAGGATTTACAATAGTAAATAAACCATCATGATAGATCTTTATTCTATTACCCATGATAGTACAGAATGTTTCACCCCATTCAAAACTGGGCTTTCTAAATTCATCAACTAATAAGTTTGCAGTATTAGCTTCTTCAACTAGATATACAGTCATTGAATCAGCAGGACAGCATTCTGATTTAGCATCAGTAGAAACTTTCTTATACTCTAAGTAATCAGCAGGTAAAGGGTTAGACTCAAAATACTCAGGTTTATTTAACCCAGTTATTGGTAATTCTAATAACAAGATTTGTAAATCATCTATACGTCTTTTAGAACCCTCATCACCTTCACGGAAAACATTACTAGCATGGAGTTGTCTTCTAACCCATTCTAGTTGTGCCTTGTTAAAAGCTTCAATAATCTGCCATGCCTCAAGATTATCATAATCATTTGAGGCCAACTTATTAAGCCGCTGCTTAATTTTTAACTGGAGTATATCGTTATTCATATGTGTTAACTGTAGGGGGTATTATATTATACCCCCTCAGTGTTATTCTATATTAGATTACTCTTTCCAATGCTTTTCAACCTTCTCTATAATCTTGTCAGAAACATCCTGATTTAAAGGATTTTTCATATACTCAACTATATCAGCCGGTGTTCTACCAAGCATTGTGCTAGATTCAAGATGATAAATAAATCCATCACTCTTACTAACTATATATTTATAAAAAGAAGAATCTTTAACAACTGCTCTGAGTTTAAGATTAGTTAAATCCTCATTAGCAAGTGCTAAGAACTTCTCTGCTGTTTTAGTTTTATCAGTTTCAATTGTCTCACCATTAATGTATTTGTCCATGTTATCATAAACAATATCATTAGGTGTAGACTTTTTATACTGTGCACTATCAATGTCAAGAACTTTGGCAATATAAAATAATTTTCCTTGGTTCTTGTCAAACATTTTTTGTAATTCAGACAAAGCTTTGTTACGTAACTTTTTACTTTCTGTTTTAATTGTTACAGTCTCTTCAGCTCTATCTAAATAGAATTTTGGAGGAACGGCCCTACGTCTTGCATCATCGTAGTTTTTAGCTACAATACTAAAACCATTTGACTCAATTGCATAAAGCTTGATAAGATCATATGGATCTTTAGCAGGCTCTAAGAATAATGGTTCATTACCACATCTTATTGCAATCTTACTCCAGAACTCATCATTATCTGGTTTAAGAAGTTTAATCTTATTCCAGAAATCAGGATCATCAGGATTAACAACGTTAGCTGCTAATTCTTTCTCTAATTGAGAAACTACTTTTCTAATCTCTCTGATTTTAGCTTCACGCTCATCATCTGGTAAGAATTTTACTTCAGGAGCAAATTCATTTAATCCAGTTACATAGCGCTTAATCCCGTTAATCTCAAGACAAGCAAGTTGTTCTTCATGAAATACCCCATCAAAAAGGGATAATCCATACTTTTCAAGACCCATATTATTGATTGTTGAATCAAAATAGGGACGTACACTTACAGTACTTTTTTTGTTCTGTGGGTACCTTTCTACAATTGTTATACTCATGGTTTTTTGTTGGTTTGATTATATAGGGGAGCTATTAACTCCCCTATAATTTTTTTAATTAATTACTGAGAAATGTACAGATACCGCAGCATTTAATGCAGCAGAAGAATGCACATTGTAAAGTTTTACACTGAAACTATTAGCAGCAATAGCTGAAATAGTTGCATATGCAATACCATTTCCTGCGTATTGTACAGATACTAAAACTTTAGAAGTAGCTAACACTTTGCTATTTGTAACAACAAATACAGCAGAAGCATCAGCAGCTAAAGTACTAGATACTGTAGTAATAACACCTGCTTCAGCATTCACAGTAACACCTGAAGTAATGCTACTAGATTGAGTTACATTAGCAGTAGTAATAGCAGCAGCTTTTGTATTTAATTCATTTACAATAGCATTAATGTGTCCGAATTTAGCTAAGGACATATCAGATTCTTTTACTAAGAAAGCATCTGGAGAAGCGGGAGAAAATGTAGAGATTGCCATTTTATTTTATATTTTTTTTAATTAGAACCCAGAGCCAGCAACGAAGTGACTCTGGGTTGATATGTTTATTATTAGAAGCTTCCGCCAGTAATAGGGTTACGCATAACAATTTTCAACACTTTAGTTGGGTCTTTTACCCAAACTGCAGGCATTGTTTGAGACATCATTACACGGTATCCGTTAAAGTTACCAGAAGATTGGAATCCTTGGCTACGGCCCATATAATCCATAGTTCCATTTTGGTAGAACCACTTCAATTGATTATCCCAAGACAATTTCAACAAGTAAAGGTTTTCATTTACGTTATCAGTAATGTCAAAGATAATGAAATTATATGAACTCAAAGGATGACCATCAATTAAGGGGTTTTCAATATCGTTAGTATGTAAGTTATCAAATGCAGGGTTCAATACAAACTTAACGTTAGCCAAGAAAGGAATTACGTAGCTGGTGTATGCAAATCCAAAGTTCAAATCCATACCTTTACCGGTAATAGCTCCAACTTCAGAAGCATTGATAACCAAACCACTGTTAACAGCTTCTTTCTTAATAGCCTCATTCACCATTTTCATACCACCCAAACCGGTTTGTACAATCAATTGGCGCTTAGGATCTGGACCTTGGAAGTCAACTTTACCAACGTAGAAGTTGTACAATTCAGCACGGAACATATCCAAAGTGAAACTAGATTTGTTGTAGATACGCTTGAAAGAGTTATCCAACTGCTTCCAAAGACCCACTGACAAACGGATATCATCTGGACCATCTTGCTTAATCTTACCACCTTGTCCCCACATCAAGTAGGTCTCAATGTCATTAGCAATTTTGCTCAAGTGAGCAGCTTCCATAGTAGTCAAGAAAGTACGGCTTAACTGACCATTGTCAAATGCACGCTTAACTGCATCTTTACCCATAGTCTGTACCATAGACTCCAAGCTATTGATTGCAGGGTCCATAGACTTATCAAAGTTACGCCAGATTTCTACAACAGGAACAGTACCATCAGCTTTCATACCACCCTTCAACATCAAGTCAGCACGACTAGAGATTGAGTAAGATACGTGAGCTTCAGCACCACCTACAAAGTTGTAGAATTCACGGAAACCAGCACCATAATGTCCGATATCAGAGAAACGCTCACCGTATTCACCACGAGCAGAACCTTTACGGAAAACTTTAGTACCAGATGCTAAGTATTTGTTATCCAAGTATTTAGCGTTGTCATTGTTTACTAACTGAACAGTGTAGATGAAACCATCACCTGTAGGAAGAATATCAGCAGCAGTTACGTACATTTCCAAACCGTTGTATTTGTCATAAGTGATGATATCACCATGTCCAAAAGAACGCTTGTTTAATTTGATTTTGAAGGTAGTACCATCAACACCTTTAGCAGCATTTGCAGATTCAATATCTTCTACAATGTAAGGAAGATCTTGAGCTACAGGAACTTGCCATTTGTACTCACCACGAGCATTGTCTACAGAGATGATGTTTTTTCCACCAAAACTAGAGAATTGATACAAGGGCATTTCAACTTTTTGAGCCATTGCCCATAAGTCTACTGGACCCATGTCCATAGGTTCACTGCTTTTCAGCATGTTTACGAGGTGGTATGAATCTACGTGAGAGCTAGCTTGGTAGCTGGTATCACGCAGAAATATACCATTGTTTAAAACTGGAGTTGCCATAATTATTTATTTATTTGTTTGTTTGTTGTGTTGTTAAAATCTTTTAAAAATATTTGCTTGTCTTGGAATCTTACGCTGTTTGGGTTCCTCTCTTTCTTCAGGTACAGTACTAGAAACTTTTCTTGACTGTTCTGTTTTAAGTTGCCTTACAGTGTTTTCAACCACTTTATTTTTGCCTTGCTCCATGATCTTTGACTTGTATCCATCAGGATCTGCCAATAACCACAGCGCTTCAGCTACTAATGGGTAGTTAGGTTCTACAAATTGATGTTTCTCTAACAAATGACCCAATAGGTTTGTATTTCTTCCTGAGATAGAAGGATAGTTAGGTTGTACAAGACCAGCATATAACATAGACTGGGTTTTCTTATCCAACTTAACACCAGCTAACTCAGCGGGTTTAAGAGCCTCATACACGTTATCCATGTAAGCTGCTGCTGCTTGTTCTTGTTGTGCCTTCATATGCTCTTGTTCAGCAATCTTTTGGGCTACAATAGACTCTTGCATCTTATCCAACTTTGGTTTAAACTTATTAGCTTGTTGTTCTAACTTACCTAAGTCTTTCCAGGTTGTGATTTCCTCATCAATATCTTCATCATTACCAAATCCAGTAGCACGCAAATAAGAACGTACAATTTGTTCTTGATCCATTTCATCTGTAGGATCTAAACCACGTACTTCTTCTACTTGTGCTAATGCGCTGAACAAACCTTTAAGATCTGTACCACCATTAGCTACATACTGGGCAGCATACTGAAGTTCTTCAGGAAGCGCTTCAAAGAACTCTTTTGGAGTTTGCTCTTTAATTGCTCGCTCCTTTTCTTCAAAGTTAGCTTGCAAGAGCTCCTTCCAATCTTTAATAGAGTATTCATCCATTGGTTTATCATCTTCAAAACCAATCAATACACCCTCTTCAATAAGTTTAGAGAAGGTTTCCACCATACCACTCTTATCTACTTTAGGTCTACCTCCTCTGGGTGACTCCTCTTCTTGCTCTAATAAATCATCAACCTCATTGGTTAACTCTTTAAGAACTTGTTCAGCAGATTGAGTTGGTTTCTTGATGTTACCATCCTCATCCTCTTCTTCTTTATCTAAGAACGTTAAATCCGTTTTAGGAGATGAAAAGATACTTGGTTTCTTTTCTTCTTCTGTTGGAAGCATGATACTATCTGCTCCCGGAGCTCCACCAAAGATATCATCAATGTTGATATCTACTTGTTGTACGGTGGTTTGCTCAGTTGGTTTGGTTTCACTCATATAGTTGGTTATTTTAGTTTGTAGTGTACATTAAGAATATAATATATTACTTCTAATAAACTTTAAAAATTTGATTTTAAAGCCGTATTTTTTGTAATATAAGGCTATTACTTCTTCTTGTTATCTTTAACATCATACTTATTCTTGTTCACTCTAGCTATTTCTAATTGTTTATTAGCAATCTCTCTTTGTGAAGCAAGCTTTTCTCTTTCAATAGATAATTTATCCATGTTAATAGCTTTCTGAGTACTGGCAGATTCTTTCTTTAAGTCCATTTGTTGCTGAAACTCCTCACTCTTACGGATATCTTTAATAGCATCTTGATAATCAGATTGTTGATTCTGATTAATATCTACAGTAGATCCATAACCAGCAGCCCTAATTTCAGCAATAACAATATCATTCTGTCTATTCTTCTCATTCTCTTCAGCTTCAAACTGCATCTTCATCATAGCCTCTTGATTCTTAGCTTGTAAAGCCTGCTCTTGCATAGCTTGTTGTTGTTGCATTTCCTGCTGACGTTGAGCTTGTTGTTTCTCATCAGAAGATTTAAGGATGTGAGATACTTCTGCAATAGACTCAGCCTTCATGATATTACCTAAATCATAAATAGAGGCACCTGCGGTGTTATTTGTGATAGCCAATTGCTTTAACTGCTCCAGAGTAGCTCTGTGATTAGTTTTGGTCGTACAGAAGATATTAAAGTCTCTAAGCAATAAGTCAGTACCATTCATCTCAAAGTTAACCTTCTCATCAGTAGAGGTGATATACTGCAATCTAATAGATGGTTTGGTTGACTGATAGAACTGGGCTAAGTCTGTACGCATCTGATGTACACGAGGCATTAAGTAATCACAGTGATTAATAAAGTATGTCTCTGTCTGTGCATAAGAGTTTGATACAGCAATTCTTACACCAGTAGCTGTTGCTTGCTCTACTTGTTCTCCAAGACGCTGTGGTGTAATACCTATTACCTCAAATGCTTGCTGCTTAAAGTAGTTAGCCAATTGAGTTCTAGACATCAAACGCTGTGTCTGTTCTAAGTTTAATACCTGATAGTGTTGAAAGTTAAGAGCATTCTCAGTGTTAGTGATAGATGTATCCAATGGTAACATCTGGAAGTTCTTCATTGCAACGTAGGCTTTTGCTAAGTTGTTCTTTCCCCAATCTTCTCCCAATGAGTGTCTAGGTAAAGCATTCTGATCTAACATGATCACAGTACCTAATTCATCTACAAGAATATCAGCAATTTGGTTATTTACAATGTTATAACCAATCTGGTAAGGCTTCATTAAATCTACTAAAGATGTAGACTTAGTGTTTCTATCTGAGAATACAGATCCTTCTACTGGTAATTTACAACCGTACAATGTAGAATCTCCTTTAAATTGGAAAGGTACTCGTCCTGGTTTAGAACGATTAATACCTAAGTAAATAGGATTAATACCACTTGCATTGTTGTTCATCCCAAAATATGCAGGGTAGTTAGGCCCAATTTTTACTCCACCCCATACCTCATTAATCCAAATCCAATCAATATGTTCTCCTGCAATTAAGTTCTCTTTAGTTTTATTCTTAAGTACACTTGTATCATAGATAGGTTTTTGAGTAATAGCATATGACTCATCTACCACATCTTGCATAACTTGTCCGGTCTCATCAATCTTAATTAAATGTCCAACTTTACGCTGTGACTTCCAATAGATATGAGCTACACGTAACATATCTGTATTCTGATAATCTGTATAATCTTCAGATTCAGACATGATATAACTAACTATATCATTACCAGCAGTACTATTTTGCTCCCATACAGACATAAACTGACGGTATTGTAATGATGGCATGTTAGTATTCCATTCATGAGACTTAGTAGCATCATAGTAAGAACCATCATTTTGCATTCCTTGCAATGGATATCCTGCTGCTCTTGTTGGATAAATAGCTTCTAATGATTGTAATTGAGCATCAGTCATTAAATATCCATACTTGTCAATAATATCAGAGACTGTATATAACTCAACTTTACCTACCCAGTTACCTTGAGAGATATACCTAATGTCTGGAGACTTATGATAGAAAGTAACCAAAGGATTCCACAATTCTAATTCATAATCATCTTCATTCATCTTAAAGTGCCAGAACTCTCTATCTGTGATTAACATATCACGGAAAGCTCTTTCCTCAAGTTCATCCATTTTAAATCTTTCCTCATCCACACGGGCTTGATGTTCTGCCCACTCTTCTAACATTGAACGATAGTCTTTCTTAAAGAACTGTTCAATCTCAGGTAATGATTTAAGATTTTCTGGGGCTAATGCTTTCTGAATCTCAGGATCTTCCATATCAGCACCCTGCTCAATCATACTCATAACCATCTTACGTTCAGCATCAGCTAATAGCCTTTGCTCAATCATAGCTCTTTTCTGATCTAATAATTCATTGTAAGAAATCTCATCTACAGCCCGGAATGTTACTCTTGTATTTCTTTTAGCAAATTCTGCTACTAATACATTAATTACATTAGGAATAATTGGGTAAAATTTTAACTCTAATGCTGACTGATCTTCTTTAGTAAGAACATCAATTAATTCAGCATACTCTACATCTTCCTCAACTATATAATCACTACGATCAATAATACCTTTAGCAAGCTTGTAGTTCTTAGAGAGTCTGCGTGCATTTCTACGCAACTGCTTCATACCCTGCCACTCTAACCAATCAAGGTTATGTGCAGCCCAATCATCATCTTTATCCTTTCTTGGAATAAATTGGATTGGTTGAGTAAGATTACTCATCTTATTGTATTCTGCCTTAGCTCCATTTTTGAGCTGCATAGCATTATATAACTGCATAGTCTGTAATTGTTGTATTAAATTGTTCTATTAATTCATTAACATTAATGTCAACAGTTTCTTCATCTTCATCAGAATAATAACTGATATAAGTTACATTAACTGTAACATTTTCCATCGCTGTAGTACTCATGCACCAGTTTATCATTTTAAATTTCTAAACGCCTGTTTTGGTCTTTGCATATTACCAGAAGACCCACTTTTTCCAATATGCCTAAAAGCCCCTACTTTTAATTTATATAAATCTTTTGACTTATCCAAACTTTCAGGGTTTAGTTCTCTACGTTTTAAATATCCACGGTTTGATTGTTGGATCTTTGCAAAGGCTACAAGAGCTGTAAATGCCACTAATCTATCCACGTTTAAACCCTCTCTATATGCCAACATCTCTTTGATCAGCATAGGATCTGGTATTCTAGATACACCATAGGTAGTCTTTACAACTGTACCATCTGTTTTATAATCATGATCAATCTCCTCTCTAAGAAATTCAATTGCATAAGAAAGTAAATGAGCTTTAAATAATGTACCCGTGTTTCTCCAACCATACTGTTGATATACACTAGCATTACTACCAATGTCTTTCAAGAATAAGATCTGATCTTTAGTAACTAGGTATCTCTGTTTTCTCTGGGATATCATGTACTGGATAAATAGGGATACGTTATTCTCCACTAATGTCCAGGCATTATACCACTCAATAATTAACTCTAGTCTTTCATGTGTTTTCTTGATATCATCAAAACGTCCACACCATGCTGCTACAATTCTATCCTGTTCTATATGCGTTTTCTGCTCTCCACCCTCTTCTCTAGATACTTCCACAGGAGCTTTATAAACAAAAATGGAACAAAGAGAATCAGAGGTAGTAGTCTTACCTTCAGAAACCGGGTCAATACTTGCATAATACATTCCAAATGTAGGATCTTTTTTAGGTCTTTCCCACACGACCAAGCATCCTGTCTTATCTTCTGTCTTTTTAGAGATAGGAAACTCATTAATAGGTAGTTTATTAGAGTCTTTAACAGCTAAATTACTATGCTCATCTCTATACAACTCTAATAATTCATAAGCATATTCTTTATCTTCAATTCTTCGTAATTGTGCAGCAAGCAGATGTACAGAAAATACAGACTCTCTTCTAAATGCAAAAGCCTCTTCAATATTTGTAGGCTTCTGGGAGATACGTAACTGGTACTTATCAGGCTCAATCTCTTTCTTCCACTTAATCCTCTCTTCTTTAATAGCTTCTAAAGCAGTCTCTACTAATGAGTTACCATACTTATCTACATACGGCATCATTGACCACTGTTCAGGAATAAACAATCCGGCTGTACCAATAGTCCCTTTACTATCTAATAGATTAGTTTCTACAGCAAAGATATCATTAGCTTCCGGGTTCATGATTAAATTCTTTAATGGTTCACACTGATCAAGGTCACCGACAGATCCTGCTGCAATAAACACCCCGGTAGTTACCATACCAGATTGTAATGCAGGACGTAAGTATTCATATGTCTCCCCCATCTTAGGAGCAATACCTGCTTCCTCATGGAAGAAGTACTGACAAGGACCACCCACACCCGCTGTTGCAGATTTCTCAAATGACATACCTTGTATAGTACCTTTTAATCCTACCTCAGTTTTCTTATTCCCTTTTCTTACCTCAATCTTTTGCTGCCATAGCATTACTTTGTCCGGGTTCATTGGTCTGTACCAGGCTGTATGCTCATTCAAGAACGATGCATACTCATCTAAGAACTTCCATGTACCCTTATCATTTATATAATCTTTAAGCGAAGCCCCTATCTTAAGAGTAACACCCTCTTCAAACCATAATGAGTTGATTAGTTTACCAGCATGAAAGTATGAAGATGCAATCTGACGTTTCTTAAGAATAGCTACGTGCTTATAATATAGTTCAGCCAAGATCTCGTACAGAGCCATGTGGTACTGAGCATCCCGGACTTTAGCAAATCCAAACTTCTTCTCCTCTTTATCATAAATAGGTAGGAAGTTTAACCACATGTAATAATCTCTGCTTAAGTACCAAACATTTGTTTGATCCTTATACAGTACACCATTCCTGCATTTCTTTTTCTGGTCATCCCAGTAATATATGTAATCCTTAGATTTAAAAGGCGCTACTGTATAGAAGCCTAACTTATTAAAAGTAGTTGCCTCTTTATTAAACAATAGACTAGTCTCATTAAAATTATACTGCCCTGGTTCCTTAAATAGTGTAAGTAAATAACTCCTCCATTCTTCTTTAGAAGAAAATTCTGTAGTTGTCCAAACACCATTATCCCAAGTAGGAATTTCAATAATACTATTCATCTTCTACAACGTCTACAATGCTTTCAAAGTTTTCAGGTTTACCATTTGTAGTAATAATCATATAAAGTAATGTATCAATTGTCTTAGATGCAATCTTTGACTTACATTCTTTACCATTACCAAAATATGCTTCTTTATCATCACGATGAAAAGCATTCCATTTTTTTGTGTACGTGTTGTAATTAAACAACCAGTCGTACAAGCTGTGTTCTATATCATTGATCATAAGCTAATCCTATATTTCCTCTTACTTGACTTTGCTGTTCTTCAGCTAAATCTTTATACGCTCCCTTAAATGACTGTCTAATCTGCTCAAACTTAGCAGCAGCATTCACTAAAGCTGTAATATTACCATCTCTACCATGCTGTATTTCCGTAGTCTCCATGTAATGGGCTAATCTATCCAGCATAGACTTAATTCCTACATACGTTCTATACGTGGGAGTCTCGTATAACTTCTTACATGTATTCATACCCCGGATAATAAATTCATCCTCAGTAGAAACATCCATATCAATCTCAGACATTATAATCTCTTCCTTCTCATGTTCAGGAACATTGAAGAAAGGATTAAGATCTGGATTAGGACAAGTCATATAAAACAGGTAAGTATATACTTTTAGGTAGTCATCCGGATATTCCGTCATTATATCATTAAGAGAGGAGATTGTATAACAGTGCTCCGTAGGAACCACCTTATTATTAACTATATCAAATAGTTTAATTAGCATCTTGTTTATGTTTAATTAGGTTTATCACCTCTGTTTTAAGGTAGGGTAGATCATAAGGAACAATCTTTTTAACTAAGGGTTCCCCTTGATTATCAAGCTTAGTAATAGGGTTACCAAACTTATCTGTACCCTCTGTATAAAACAAAACGTGGTGAATTGTTAGTTTTCCCGGTTTTAGTTTTGGGTTGTGCTTCAATATAATATACATATATGTAGACAACTGTAGTGCATAATGCCAGAAATTACAGTCATCTAAATGACT